AGCATTCCGCTAAATGTTTATAAGCGTGGCGAGCATGATACCCGCGAGATTGATCGGGCGCACCCAGCTTATAAAATACTCCACTCCACCCCCAACGAAAACGTAACAGCCATTTTATTTCGCGAAACCCTAATGGCACATACACTACTTTGGGGTAATGGTTATGCAAAAATACATAGAGATAATTCGGCCAATCCGGTAAGTTTAGAATTACTATACCCATGGGATGTAGATCCTTTTTTAAGTGGTTTAGATGGCCACCTGTATTATAAATACAAAGGCGCAATACTAAAAGATTTTGATGTATTGCATATACCGGCCATGAACTTTGATGGCATAAAAGGTAAATCGATTGTAGCCTATGCCGCCGAAAGTATGGGAGTTTCTATAGCAACCCAAAAGTTTGGCGCTAAATTTTTTGCAAACGATCTGCATGCCGGATCTACATTCTATTCGCCTAATGCATTAAGCGATACCGCACATGGCAGGCTTACTACAAGCCTTAAAGAAAAATCGGGATTAGAAAGATCGAACGAGGCCCTTTTATTAGAAGAAGGTTTAAGAGTAGAAAAAACAGCTATCCCACCAAACGAAGCACAATTTTTACAAACCCGCGAATTTGGTATAGAAGAAATAGCCCGGTGGTTTGGTGTACAGCCCCACATGCTATTTAGTTTAAAAAGCAGTACCAATAATAATATAGAGCAGCAAGCCCGCGAATTTGCAATGTATGCAGTAAGGCCATGGGCGGTACGTTACGAACAGGAATACGATCGCAAGCTATTTACAGAATCCGAAAAAATAGCAGGCACCCATTATACCGGGCATGTACTGGATGCATTATTAAGAGCTGACCCACAAACCCGATCAGAACTTTACAGCAAAGGAATACAAAACGGATGGTATAGTATTAACGACATACGCCGCATGGAAGATATGAACCCGATCGATGATGGTAACGAGCATTACATACAAGTAAATATGCAAACCCTCGAACATGCAAAAATGCCACCAAAAAACAAGGAACAAAGAAGGGAGGACTAAGTAATGAAAAAGGTAATAAGATTTAATACCGGAACGGTCGAAATAAGGGCCGATGGAGATAACAGCCGGATCATAGAGGGGTACGCTTTTAAGTACGAAAAAGAAAGCAAGAACCTGGGTGGCTTTAACGAAATGATAATGCGAGGTGCTTTAGATGGTGCCAATACCGATGATGTACTGGCTTTGGTAAATCACTCGGTTAATCAAATGGTAGGGCGAACCTTATCGGGTACATTGGAATTAAAACCCGATGATATAGGATTAGGTTACCGAATTAACACACCCGAAACAACCGTAGGTAATGACCTGTTAATTCAGGTAGAGCGCAAAGATATACAAGGTAGCTCATTTGCATTTACCGTACAGCCAAATGGCGAATCGTGGGAAGATCGCGATAACCAATTACCATTAAGAAAGATAACAGCATTCAGGCAAATTTATGATGTAAGCCCGGTAGCAGATCCGGCCTATGCCGATACAAGCGTAGCCAAAAGATCGTTGGATGCACATATCGAAGAAATTAAAGAAAACACAAAATACAGCAATCGGACATTTCACGCCCACATGCTGAACTTACAAAGAGTAGAATTATAATTTTAAAAATGTTAACATGAAAACAAGCAAGCAGTTAAGAGAAGAACGAGGCGGTTTGATAGAGGAAGGAAAAAACCTTTTAAAACTTGCTGAAACGGAAAAAAGAGAATTAACAGACGATGAGCAAACACGTATGGATACCATCCATGCCGAAGTAGATGCGCTTAAAGTTAAAGTAAATACGGTAGAAAAACAGGAACGTTTAAACGCCGAAGCAGCTTTATTGGTAGCACCAAAAGCAAACGATGTATCTGATAAAGATAAACGCGATGTAGCTACTTTCTCATTGGTAAAAGCAATTCGTTCGCAACTACCTAACCAAAAGTTAGAAGGTATCGAATTAGAGATGCACCAGGAGGCTAAAAAAGAAGCTAACGAACGAGGTTTAAAAATAGAAGGTGTTGGTGTTCCGGCTATGTTAATGACCGAAAAACGGGATTTGAATGTAGGTACCGATGGTGATGGTGGTTATACTGTAGAAACCGAAGTAGATGGCTTTATTCCGGTATTACGCCCACGCTTACAGGTTGAGGCATTAGGGGCAACTATGCTTCGCGGACTTGTAGGAAATGTAGATATTCCACGCAACAACCTTGCCGGTGCAGCCGCATGGGAAGGCGAAGGCGATGACAATGCCGAAGCAGTACAAACGTTCGATAAGTTGAGTTTATCACCAAAAAGAGTAGGTGGCTTTTCTTATTTCAGTAAGCAATTATTGGCGCAATCATCTATCGATGTAGAAGCATTTGTAAGAAACGATTTAGAGATGGCTATTAAAATTGCAGTAGATGCAGCCGCTATTAATGGTGCCGGATCATCTGGAGTACCCGAAGGTATTTTAAATACTACAGGTATTGGTAATGTAGCCGGTGGAACAAACGGATTAGCACCAACACGTGCGCACATCATCGGATTAGAAACCGAGATAGCAGTAGATAATGCCGATATAGGTAACATGGCATATTTAACTACTCCGGGAGTTAGAGGTAAATTAAAAAACACAGCAACCGATTCAGGTAGTGGAATTTTTGTTTGGGGCAATGGTATGGAGCTTAACGGCTATAATGCACAAGTTTCTACACAGGTACCGAATGATCTTACCAAAGGATCAGGAACAGCATTAAACGCTATTTTGTTTGGTGTATGGTCTGAATTAATGATAGGTAATTGGGCCGGTATGGATTTAGTAGTAGATCCTTACACTTTATCCAAAAAAGCGCAAATCCAAATAGTAGCAAATACTTGGTGGGATTTAGCAGTACGACACGCAGCCGCTTTTTCAGCAATGAAAGATGCAATCATAGTATAGTAGGGTTAAGTTAGGTTTAGAAGGGCGGTTTAATCGCCGCCCTTTTTTTTAAAACTCAAAACAATGAAAGTAAAATTTAAATCAAATTGTTCTGCTTACGGTTATGGTTATTCAGGTGGTTCGATTCATGACCTACCTAAAGACTTTGCCGCATGCGCTATTAAAGATGGTGCCGCTATAGCACTCGAACCCGAAAAGGTAGAAAGAGCCGTAGCAAAAAAAGCACCCGAAAAGGCTATTAAAAAACGATCTAAAAAATAGATAATGTTTCAAGTTATTACAGCACCTTCGAGCGAGCCGGTTACATTAACCGAGGCGAAAGAACATTTGAGAGTTGATGGCTCACTTGAAGATGCTTATATAACATCGTTAATAAAAGCCGCCCGAAGTTATGCCGAAAACTATTGCGGTATAACATTATTTACTACAAGCTATAAGCAGATAGATAACGAATTTGCAGACAGTACAATACAACTATTTAGGCCGGTAATACAAGCCGACCCCGTTGTAAAGTATTACGATACCGATAACACATTACAAACCGTTGATGCCGCCGATTATACTATAGATTATTTAAACGGCATACTTTATAATGCTGATGGATGGCCAGGTACTTACAACCGATTAAATGCGGTAGAAATTACCTACGATGCCGGATACATTACAGTAGGCGAAATACCTATCGATATTGTATATGCCATTAAAATATTAATTGGTAGCATGTACGAGCATCGCGAAGATGGCAAATTTACCCAGCCTACCAGGGTACAGGATTTACTACGACCTTATAAAATAATTAAGATATGATTAAGGCGGGTAGTTTAGATAGGCAAATAACCATACAAAGCAAGGGGGTAACCTACGATGGTGCCGGTAGCGAAATAGTTACATGGAGTGATGTTGCAACCGTATGGGCCGGAGTAACCCAAAAAGCCGGAACCGAAAGAGTAGAAGCCGACCAGTTAACAGCTAGTGAGCATACCATATTTACAATACGATACCGAACCGATGTAACCCCTATAAACCGAATAGTTTACGAAACCAATACCTACGATATTAAAAGAGTATTTGAGATTAACCGCCGCGAAGGATTAGAGATTTTAGCAGAATACAAAGATAACAAATGAAAAACGGTACGGTACAAATAACGGGCATACAGGCAATAGACCAGGTGTTTAGGCAGCTTCCGCAGTTTTTACAAAGAAGGGTATTAAGGTCGGCATTTGTAAATTCAACTAAACATTATAGAGAAGTATTGCAAGCAAAAACTCCAGTAGGTAGAACCGGAAATCTTAAAGGTTCTGT